TATAAGGTCACCAGCAGTTGTCACTGTAGAAAGAGGTATTTTTGTTGTATCTGTTGGAGTTGCCCAGTTTAACCCTGTAGCAGCGCCAGAGTTAGCAACTAAAGCTTGACCGTTTGTTCCAACAGCAAGATTAGTTACTGTACCTGAAGCAGTTGCGGCAATTAAATCACCTTTTGCAGTGACTGTAGATAAAGGAATCTTTGTTGTATCAGTTGGGGTACCCCATACGGCGGTAGTTCCATTGCTATTTAGCGACTGACCGTTTGTTCCTATACCAAGACGGGTTACTGTAGATGCACCCGTTCCTACTATTAAATCACCAGCAGTAGTAACTGTAGATAGAGGAAGAGAGGTGGCTACAGAAAAAGGAGTAAATGTAATGATCTCTAGAGTATCCCCTGATATAAGAGCGGTAAGGGATGCAATAGTTAGTCCGTCAGTAGCCGTGTAGTCTTGACCGCGAACTAGAAGAACACCGTTTAGGTACACTTGTTCTTTGTTAACAAGGTAGGAAATAGTAGCGCCGTTTGAATCCGTGCCTGAAACAGATGTCTCTCCACCCGTTGACACATAACGGTATCGATATATACTTGAGGAAGAAGTATTTACTGTTGAGACTGTCATTAGGCTATCTGACTCCCGAAAGCACTAAAAGATAGAGTGGCAGATGACGCATACACGCGGATCTGATCTCCAGTAGCCAATGTAAGGCCAATAGTTAAAATAGTAGAATCGTTAGCCGCTATTGAAGCACCATAGACGATCCAAGAAAGAGCGGCTGCTGGGCTTGTAGACCCACCAGACTTAACAACAGCAATACGATATGTGGCTGCGGTTGACGCTTGGTTAGTTACCACAATGCTAGATACCACTGCGGAAGTAGCGGCGGGCACTAAATAAAGCTGAGTTTCAGTTGTAGCGGCGGTGGCTACTTGTCCGAGAACTAAATATGATGTAGCGATGGCAGGCTCCTTCTGGGTATTGGTTAAATTATCTCTTTTAAAGGGTCTTCTGTATGGTTAAACAATCCCGTTTATTTTTTGCTACATGGTAAAGTATACCTATGAATTTGGTACAAAAGTCGGTATCTAGAGGGGGCAAACTAGCCGCACTCGTTATTCCACCAAACCTTACCTCCGGTACGGGTCTTTGCAACCCCTCTATTTTTATAGATGATGACGGGGACATTTTAGTTAATATCCGATGTTTAAATTATACACTTTACCATGCCGAGAAGAATCAGAAGTTTCCTAGTCCGTGGGGTCCCTTAGCTTACCTGCACCCCGAAAAAGATCAAAGGCTTGTCACTGTCAACTATCTTTGCCGTTTAGATGAAGATTACAACATTATTAACTACGCTGAAGTAGATTACTCAGATCTTAATGTGGAGCCTGTGTGGGAGTTTGTGGGAGAAGAAGATTGCCGCGTTGTTCGTTGGGGCGGTGACCTATACCTCATAGGGGTTCGTAGAGATACCACCACCAATGGTCAAGGGCGTATGGAGTATTCCAAAATTGAACTGGATAAAGAAAAGTGGACCGCTAAAGAGGTTCAGAGGGTGCGTATCCCAGGTCCATTTGATGATAGTTCATATTGTGAAAAAAACTGGATGCCCGTTTTAGATATGCCTTACCACTTTATTAAATGGACTATGCCCACAGAGTTAGTAAAATCTAACCCAAACAAATCAGAAACTGAGCAAATTTATATTAAAGAGACAAAGGAAGCGCCAAATGATCAAAGGGGTGGTGCTCAGATTATCCCTTGGAAAGATTATTACATCACAATTACCCATGAGGTAGTCTTATGGAAAAACTACCTTGTACAGAAGGACGCCCTTTACCGACATCGTTTAATTGTGTGGGATAGGGAGTTTAACTTCTTAGGGCATAGCCCAGAGAATTTTTCTTTCTTAGACGGTCAAATTGAGTTCTGTCCCGGAGGAGCCATCCACAATGGCGACCTTTTGCTTACTTTTGGTTTTCAAGATAATGCTGCTTTTCTGCTTCGTACTCCCGGAGATCTTGTGGATGAAATGATTGCAGAGGCTATTAATGCTTGAGGTTAAGTACCATCAAGAATATTGGGCTAATAACTCCTTTGAGTTAAACACTAAAGTGACTGTAGTAAAAAACCTTCTTAAACTACAAACCCCTAAAAACACAACTTTTAAAAGGTTAGGGAGCGCACATGATGGGGGTTACGTTGTCGCAGATGACATTTCTTCTACTGATCATGTGGTTTCTTTTGGGGTGGAGGGAAACATAGACTTTGAAAAAGACCTAAGTGGATATGGCTGCCATATTGATATGTATGATTATTCTGTCGATAAGCCCCCTATTAATATCCCCAATTCTAACTTCTTTAAAGAAAAAATAGGAGTATCCGCCGATTGCACTTCTTTACAGGAATGCCTTAATAAAACAGATAAAGATGTTTTTCTTAAAGTAGATATTGAAGGTTCTGAGTGGGATGTGTTCTCTGTTGCTAGCAACGAGGACTTAAATCGTTGTAGGCAGATTACTATAGAAGCCCATTGGTTACAAAACTTACCCTATGAGGCTTTTTACAATGCGGTTGTTTTGGCGTTAACCAATCTTCGTAAAACCCATACACCAGTTCTTCTTCACCCTAACAATAATCAACCACTTATGGTGCTGGGTAACTACCCAGTTCCCACAGTATTTGAAGTTTTGTATTTACGAAATAATAGTTATAAGTTTAAAGAAGAAAAAGATTTATTTGCGGGACTTATAACCCGTAACGATACTAACTTTCCAGAAATAGGGTTAAGCTTTCCATGAAGACAAAAAATATAGAGAACCTAGTCCTTGACTTATCTATTGATCCATTTAACCCAGAAAAGAACTTTGAGCTTGCTGTTGAGTACTATGACATCAAACAAACCGCTTCCGCTGCATCTTTCTTTTTACGAGCTGCTGAGTATGGATATGACACCCACCCTTTGATTGTTTACGCATCTTTACTTAAAATGTCTTTATGTTTTGGCGATCAAAACGATAGAGATGCCACCTTAATTAATCTTCTTCATCAAGCAATTGCCTATCTTCCAGGAAGACCAGAAGGATACTTCTTGCTATCCCGTTGGTATGAGCGCCATAAAGAATGGCAAAAGGCATATACCTTTGCTCAAATAGGTCTTGCCCACAATATGGCTGCCTATAACATCCCACTTCCCGCGGATGTTGAGTACAGGGGAGTTTATGTACTTATGTTTGAGAAGGCGGTTAGTTGTTGGTGGGTGGGGCGCAAAGAAGAGAGTAAGGAACTCTTTCAGCATCTCTTAGATAAGTATGAAATGGCGCCAGAATACCTCAGTGGTTGCCTTAATAATATGAAGTTGTTCTCTTAATGCTAGAAAGTGCTACCTATCAAATATTCCATACCGATACTGGTAACAAGGAAAGGAACGAAATATATAGAAATTTGGTGCGCCAAGTTGCTTTTATGCCAAGCCTTGAGTCGGAGACGTATTATTTTGACACTTTTGATAAAGCCGATGTTTTTTCTAAAAATAATAAAAAGTTTAAAGTACAGATTATAGAAGGTTTTGATGCCACAGGTCAGACTTTTCCATCCAACTCCGGAATCCTTGGCCTATGGGCTGGAACTTATATGGCGTATAAGAAGTTCTTGAAATCAGATAAAAAGTTTTTGTTTGTGTTGGAAGACGATATCGCTTTAAGCCCTAATTTTAGATTGGTTATGGAAACATATATGAAGGAACTTCCCGGGGGTTGGGACGTATTTTCCCCATTTGTTCCCAATGACTCACTCTCTGACTATAAGGATAATGTACACGATCTGCCTAATAAAACGTTTGTATGCAAGTCCTATCAACAATGGTCTACTTGCTGTTATGTAATAAGCAGAGATGGCGCCAAAAAAGTCATTGAAGATATTGAAGCCAATGGTATAGGCGCCCCTATTGATTGGTATCTATTTAACTTTAGAATGAAACAAGAATTTCTTACAATTGTTTTTGATACCTATACTGTAAAACCCGCTTTGTATAAACCTATTAAGGCTGTGGACTCCGTGGCTTCAATAAGTACAGTTAGTACAATGGACCGAAGGGGCTAACCCCTACATACTTGTCCTCAGGGACAACCGCTGGGTCAACCCACCAATCTTCAAACTCTCTATCGGGCCATCCCTGTACATA